GCCAGCGTGAATTAATATATGGCTACGCTCAGGGACATCCATTATTTGGTAGGTTAAACCAAACTTAGGACTACGATGTAGTTTTAGTTTGTAACGACCAACTGGGATACAGCTAATTAACTTTTCGTTGTATCGCCAGGGATCCTCCAGCGTTACTAACTCAGGAGAGCCGTCGATACAGAGGACGCCCATGGTAGCGCCGTTATGCTCTGTAACTCTGACTAACCTAAGCTGCTTCATGTTGGTGGTACCGGAAACACCCACAACTTAGGATCTGCACCCTGCTGCGGAAGGTCTCGTAGCTCCTGGCGATACACTGCCCAATCCGATTTATTAGCGAGATCAACGTCTGGGAGTTGAGTGTAATCACTGCTTTGCAATTCGTGGTTGCACCATTGTTTGATCCAAGCAATTATTTCTGCATTGCTTACTAATTCAGGCGCAAGCCATTCTGGTAGTGTTGTTTGCCAATCCATTACACACTCTCATAGTTAAAGTTTAATCGGATATAGGTTCCTGTGCCAGCGGTCCAATTAGTATTTACCAACACATTTTTTGAAATAACAAAATTGGTTGCTGATGAAAAATATCCAAAGCCGATTGTGGTAGCAGTAGCGTCCAAACATAAACCTGGTAGAAAAAACATATTGGTTGACGAAATGCTGGATGATGCGTTGACCGGAGATGTTAGGTTTAATCGCGGATTGCCGCCAGTTCCTAAATTTATTTGTACATTCATCTCCAAAAAAACGGTTTTGTTTATTTTTCTGAAACGAGTATTAGACGTTGTAATGCTTGAAACAATGTTAGGTGCTTCACCAGTCAAATTGGTTGTGGTAATGGTGTAATCCAACCATCCACTCGGATCGTTTGCGATCCTCATGTATGTACCATCGTAAACCAATTCAAGAATAGCTCCTGCTACCCACGAACCGATAGTCGGCGAGGAATTTAACCCATCGTTGCTAACAATCTGTTTTGTGCCGATAGCATTTATATTTAAAGTATGCGCAGTTGCGCCAGCTCCTGTAGAGCCTAACCCACTTCCAACGAGCATCCTAAATTTTTGTCCAGCCTTGTACGCTGTAATGGCAGGAGTAGCTGTTGCTGTCTGAGCCGTAGCTGTACCGCCTGTAGTGCCTAGCCAAATAAAGTCACCATCTTGCACCTGGTCGACTCTAGCAAGCTCTGTTCGTGCCGTAGCAGCAGCAGCGTTGGTGTACTTAAAGCCGCCAAGGTTAAGGTTACCAGTAGCAGGGTTAGAACCATCCTTGTTAAGGCACTGGTTGATACCAGTGGCGAAGTCATCGTCCTGTGTGTCGTGGCGTCCAGCCTCAATGCCTATGCCTAGCGACGCATCGCCAACCCAACCGCCAGTTGAGTTGTTGCCCTTTGTATAGTTCCCACCCGACCAAGCCATGTATCCTCCTAAATTAAACTCAAAACTTTATCGACGTATCGTTGTGTTTCTTTCGGCATATACTTGGAAACGTTCTCCCAAGTTATAGGCTTGTTTTCTTTTTTAACTTTTCTAATAGCAGCGTTTACTACTTCAGGTCGTGAGTTGTAAGCAGCAAACAATAACATCGGCTCCTTATACTTGCCGTAGGTATCGTCTAACTCAACAAGCAGTTTGCTTGCGCCTGTGATTGCTTGCTTTGGATCAAACGAGTTCTTTACGCCTAATGCTTTAGCTGTCGCTGGCATGAGCTGAACTAGGCCTTCTGCCTGACCATACTTAGTTTTGGGTCCAACAGCGTCAGGGTTAAAGTTTGACTCTACTTGAGCAATCGCCTTTACCCATTTAGGGTTTATGCCAAACTCCCGTGGAATTTCATCAAGCAGCGCACTTATCTCTTGCTTGCCAACCTTAACATTTGCCTTTGGCGCATTTGACGACGTTTCAAAGCCTTGGATCTGATTAAACAAATCATCCACTTCTGGCGAAGTCATAGCGGCAGCGCCAACGCCACCAACGCTTAATAAATCAGACTTCTTCGATGATTTAGTTTCTTCGATAGCCTTGAAACCTGTAGCTGGCTCACGACCAGCAGTAGTTCCAGTAACTGCGCCAACTTTACCTGCCGCTGTTCTGGTGTTGCGCAATGCTTCTGTCAGCTTGCGTACTTTACCAATTGTTTCTAATCCTTGTTCTGGAGCGGAAAACAACAGCCTTGCATAACCTTCATAAAATTCAGGTTTTTTATTGCCACCCAATACTTTAGAAAGCATTTTACCGCCTTCTGTAACTGGGTTTTTCATGAACTGCATTGCTTTCTGAATAGCTCCAATGCTTTCTTCAACAGCTTGTTCACGCTGAAGTAACGGAGCTGTTGGAGATCCTGCAAAGTATTTACGCTGACCTTTAAGAATTGTTTGTTCTACAGTTAATGGTTCAATAATTTTATCAAACTTGTTGCCTAACGCTGCTTGTAACTTAGCTCGCAATGCTGGCGAATCAATAAGCTTATTGATTGGGTTGCGCTCATCAGGAGCCGCATCAACGGCACGTTGCAAATACGATCTAACTCCCGATTCCCAATCTTCTAACTTGCCAGCCTGAATGAAATCATCCCGCAAACTAGCAATAGTGTCAGCATCAAGCGCAAATACTCTTCCAATAGTACCAGGCTTATCGGGACTTACATTTGCCAAAAATCCTATCTTGCTTTGCTCCTTAGACGTAAGTCCCTTGCTCATCTTAGCAAAGGTTTCTGTTGCGGTGCCGTAGTCCGGCGACTCGTTTTTTATTGCCTTCATCAAAGCGTTTCTAGCGTCTTGAATTTTGCGAGAAGTGTATTTGTTTTTGACCGCTCTCGCCTTTCCAGCAAGATACTGCTGTGCTTGGTGCAATACTTCAGTGCTAGAATCTGGAAGGCTTGCAAGTTCTGGAAGCTCTTTTCGTACGGCTTTGATAGCTCCTTGTATTCTAGGATTTTCGGTAATCAGCTTTATGCTTTCATCTTTTGTAAGCTGTGGCGTTTTTTCAAATGCAGCATCGTACAAACCTTTAGTAGCTTCTTTTCTTGCTATTCCAAGCTCATCAAGTAACGACTTTGCTCCCTGGACTAACTTATTAGCAGCCGCCGTAACGTTACGCTGAGGACTAATCACATCCAAACTTTGTGTAATACGAGCAGTCGCATCAGCAGCTCTCCCTTCTATAGCCTTTTGAGCAATTTCTATTGAAGCTGGGTAGTTGGCAATAAATTTAGCTTCTTGAAACAAGGATGGCGATTGTACCGCTTCAGGAATGAATAGCGGTTTGCCCAATTCGCCAGCTCTTATCAAGGCTTGCTCTGCCGCTGGAATAGCTTCTGGTGCTGTTTCAGATAAGATTTTAGCAAGTTGCATTTCTTGCGCTGTAAATGCTGGTTTGCCACCTAAACCAACGGCTCCACGTTCTGCGCCACCCAATGCAGCTTGAGTAAAAAATGGCTGAAGAACATATTCAGAAGCGAGTTGACTCCCTTTGCCAAGTGCGCCGCCTAAAAGGGCTCCGGTTCCTGCGCCAATAGCGCTACCCGCTAAACGCTCTCCAGGCTGCGCTGATCCTGCACCAACAAGCCCGCCTTGAGCTGCGCCTATTGCAGCTAATTGACCAATGGTAGGAGTTGCTTTGCCAGTGGCACCAAGCAATAGCTTCGAAGCTAGTCCAGGGGCTGCAACACCAGCGCCAAGCAACCCAGTTCCTAGCCCTGCTGCTATTTCAGAACCTATAGCAACGCCTGGTTGCGTTTCCATGATGCGTTGTCGCATCGCTGCTTCGTTTGCAAGTTCATCTTGATAAGAACTTCCACCAAATAAACTACGCAATCCCGCAACTGCTTCATCTCCAAACGAAAATGTAAGCCCTTGAGAAGCTCCGCTTAATGCCGCAGCTAAAGTATCGTAACGATCAACTTTTGCTTGCGCCTCTTTTACAGCGGCTTCGTTGCGAGCAAATTCGGCCAACTTGTCCGCTGGTATTTGCGGAGTTGAAAACCCTTGAATTTGCTGAAACAACTCTTCTTCTGTAGCCATTACTTTGTTCCGTAAATAGCAGCCGCTTGTTCTTTTAGTTGTGCAATTTTAGCCGGATCGTTTGTCATTTGTAATTGCGACAATATTTGTTGAAGAGCATCTTTTTTAGAAGTTTTAGCAGTATCGGCAATCTCGCCCCATGCTTTTGGCTCACCAAGGTATGCAATGTCTTTAGTCGGCAACCCTCGCTCTCTAGCCAATCCTTCGTAGTAATCCTTAGTAGTTTTATATCGTTCTGATTGCGCTTGATAAGCACGCTCTGCAATTCTCATAATGGCCTCACGAGTTGGAGCACTTAACCCACCTTCTCCTGCAAACGCTCGTGAAAGCTCGCCTTTAAGACGATCTGGGATGCTTTGACTTGCCATGATAGCAGCCTGTTCGCCTTCCCGTACCGCCATGCCAGGCTCAATAAGTTGAACAGCTCTACGCACAAGCTCTTGTGTCGCAACGGCGTTAGGGTCTTTTACAGCTTTTGCTACTACTTTTGCAGCAGTATCAATCAATGAAAAGTTTTTAACTTCAGGCAATCCGCTAAATTCTTTTCTTAAATCGTCTGCTCTTTGTAGCTTTTCTTCGTTGAGTTTTTGTTGCGCTGCCAAAGCCTCTCGCTCTGGCTTAGTCAAAACTTCATAGGCGTCTGGGCTGGTTAATATACTACCGTCAATAGGTGAGGTAGCTGTCCCTGTAATTGTTGTCGGTGCTGTTAGTGTTGCTGCTAGTAACGCCTCTCGACGTGCTTTGCGCTCTTCGTCAAACTTACCTAGTTGGCTGTATGGAATACCCAATTCCTTGCTTCGCTCAATATCAGCTTTTAGTGGCTCAAGCGCCATTAACTTAGCTTTTTCTTGCTCAATCAAAAGATTTTGCATTGTGCCTTGCTTGTTAAGAGCTTGCGACAACGTACTAAGCCTACCGCCTACCCCTGAGCTTATCGCTTCACTTGGCAATGCTGCTAAGAAGTTTGTACGAGCTTCTGGCGTAGTAAGAGCTGACATTTGATTAGCGTACTGCTGTGTTTGCAGTCCCATATCAAAGGCTTCTTTTCGTGCCTGGTATCGAAGCAATGAAGCTACTAACGCACCACCAAGGGTGACGCCAAGGTTTTGCATAGGACTGGCGTATGGATTAACCAGCGTAGGAAGTGCCTGTGCTACACTTTGAGCGCCAATGCCCCAATTAGTATCTAGTGGCGTATACTGTAATCCTGCCAATGCGTTAGTAAGTTCATCTGCCATAG